ATTTCTAAATCTACCACTTGGAGAAAATATATCTTTAATTCTACCAAATGTACCTAACTTACCAGGAGCAAATGTTTTTGCACCTCTAAAACCTTGGTATATGTTTCTTGCCATAGGCAATAATCTTGCTAGTCCCATACCTACACCTACTATAGGAGCTAAGTGTTTTTCTCTACCACTAGCATCTTTAAATTCTTTTGGGTGTTCACCAACTAGTAACATGCCACCATTCTTTTTAGGTTCCCTAATACCAGACATAACACCCTCTTTAATAGGGCCGCCGTATCTAAACATTGGTCTATTTAATGGTCTCATAATTAATTACCCAAATATTTTTCCGTACAATCCACCAATACCTAAAGCAGAAGAAAGTGCTGATTGAAAAGGACTTGGTGCTTGTGGTTGTGCATACTGTTGTCCTGATACACCACCTGCTAAACCAGTTAAAATATTTCCATATTGAGATAATCTTCCATAAGGTTCTTGTGCTTGTGTTTGTAATTGTTGTTGATCAGCTCCTAATAAAGCTTGTTGTTGACCTTGTCTTAATGCACCAAGAGATCCTAATGCAGAAACATCTTGACCCATACCTGTTCTTTGAAAGTCAGATAGACCAAGTTGTTGAGCACCCAAACCTTGTTGTAATCCTGCTAGTTGACCGCCTTGTGTAAATGCGTTTGCAGCTGCTTGTTGTGCGTTTTGAAATCCTTGTTGTAATAATCCAGCTTGAATTCCTGCTCTGCCAGCGAGTGATTCAGCATCGTATTGACCTAACATTGCACCTTCTCTACCACCGCCAAAATTACCTGATGCAACAGCTGCATCTTGAATACTTCTTCGGTCCCCGATTCTTGATTGATCGTATTGTCTTAACGTCTCATCAATAACTTGTGTTTGATAAGGTGACATAAAAGGTTGATAAGCTTGAGCTCCTGTCAACCCAGCTAGTCCGCCAACAGTTCCTGCTGCTTGTTGTTGTGCTTGTTGTGCTGCAGTTAAAAATGGTGCGTAAGAACCAACGCCTTGTTGAGCCATGCTAATGGCTTGTGTTTGTAAAGGATCTTCACCAGCAATAAATTGTCTACCAGTAAATTGAGTTGTATCTATTGGTGGTTGAAATGCAGCCGCTGCTTGAGTTGCAAAATCTTTTACTGCCGGTTCTAAAAAATCTGCTATTGCCATTATATCATCCTCGATTGTAACATTTGTTGTTGTTCATACATTCTTTGAGCTCCTTCTAAACCCTGTGAGTCTTCTGATACTTGACCACCAGCTTCTAAGTTGTTCATTAAATTTTCCATAACTTCAGCGCCTTTATCTATATCGCCGCCTCCTGCATTTCTAACAGCATCTGCTGTAAATACAAATTCATTTTTAGATAGTCTAGCAGGTACATCGTCAGCTCTTTCTTTGCCGCCCATTGCTACAAAACCACCTTCGTTTCTAAAATCTTTTTCCATGCCACCCATGTCAATCATTTCGGCAGCTTCTGATTCCATAATACCGCCTTCTTGTTTACCTACTCTAACTGGCACTCCGCCTGTTCTATAGTCAAATTTATTATATCCTGCAGGTGTTGTGTATCCTGCCACTTCTGAACCTGGCACAGGTCCACCATTAGCAGCCATCATAACAGGTTGTGGTTGTTCCATACCTGCGCCTTCTGGCTCTGCTTGTTGCATTACTGCTTTTACAAATTGTTCAAAAGATAATGTGCCACCTTTGTTTTTATATTTAACATATTCCATCATAAGCATTTGTTCTGCTTGAGCTTGACCAGCGCCACCACCCATGTTTAAAAATGTTTTAGGCATTCTTCTAGACATACCTGCACGTGATCTTACAAATTCTTCTTCTTCATCTTCAACCATCATACCATCTTGGTATCCTGCACGACCGCCACTAGCTGCATAAAAATTTGGTTGTACAAATTGTTTTTGTGGAAGAAAATTAAATTCTCCTGCATTTGCTCCAGTTCTATAAAAATCTTTTACTCTGTTTCTTATTCCAGCAATGTCCATAACTTCTACGTCTTCCTCTTCTTCGTCGTCACCACCCATAAAAAAGGGTGCTGCAATAGCTGTACCGGCTAAACCACCTGCAAGTATTCTAGGTATACTAAAACCTGCACCAGATTTTCCACCAACTCTAAATATATCTCCAAGTGTACTAAATTTACCGCCTGCACCTAAAGCTCCGCCTAGTCTACTAAAAAGACTTGCTTTAGTTCCAGCTGCTGCACCAAAACCACCAAAAGGTATCATACCTATGCCACCTAATATAGCGGCTTTACCCAGTGGACTTTTAACTACTTTTTTTACACCACGGACAGCTTTCTTTACTAATTTTCCTAATCCGTATTGTTGTCTGGGTTGTTGCATTCTAGATATTGCCATAATTTTACCTTAATTAATCGTTTTACTTTGTTTTACTTAGTAAATCAAGAGGTGGCATTATGACTTTTACATCTTGAGCCATCTCTTCATTCTTAAAACCCTTTGCTTCCCAGTCTTTTCTTTCCTTAAAAATTTGTCCTGTTTTTTTGTGTCTATATTGTGTTTCTACTTTTGCTGGTTTTAGTGTTTCCATTAATCAATCCTTTCCTTTTGAATGTTCATATAACTAATAGCGATATCAAATGAATCTGTAGTGCTAGAAGCTACTTTTAAAATGGTATCGCCTTCTACTATTAACGGTTGAGTTAATAATTCTTGTGTAACATTGGCTGTTAAAGCCGCTGTTTTAATAGTGGTTATAGCGTTATTTGTAACTGTTACTGTAGGTGTTCCTGCAGACGTTACTTTTAATGACTTTATTATATATGTTTCGTTTATTAACGGGTTTTGTTTAGAAACTCCTGCTACAGTAGTAGTGCCAAACATAGTTTGATCTGCTGTTGAAGTTACGTCGTCTACGCCAAAAAATTTAAATTGGTTTACAACTGCCATTTATTCTCCTAGAAAAAAACTTCTTGATTCTATTTCTTGTTTCATTTCATCCTGAAATGATGAGTTTAATTTTGTTACAATACTATCTAAATCTCTAACTAAAGAATCAAAAGTTCTTCGTTCATATTCTGTGCTAGCTCTGGTAAATGATTGTACAATTTTTGCCATTATAAAATACTTGCTAGTCCTCCATTTTTGTAATAATCCATTTTTTCTCTAGGGTCACCTAAAGTTCCTGCAACATCACTATAGTCTCCGGCAGCATACGTATCTCCACCCGTAGTAGTTACAGGAGCTGTGAAGACAGCGCCTCCACCATCACCAGGATCACTTGTAATATTTGTAGTAGTAGTTGTTCCACCTGTAGGTTGAATGCCTTGCAATTTCTTTATTTCAAGATCCTGCATTGCTTTTAACTTTTGTAGTCTTTTTATTAAAGCAGTGGGTAAATTAGTTGCTGGGTTGATAACCTCTTCGTCAAAAGTTCCTGCATAGATAGCGTCTATATCATCCTGATCTAGTCCATATTTATTACCCGTTAAAGTTTTTTCTATTGTAGCTCTTCTTTTGTCGTAAGCTTTTTGTAAACCGTAAGTTGGTGGCTCACCAAATTTACCACCAGTTAATGTATACAAACCACCACCAGACACAGGATTATATCCTTCCATTAATCCAGTTGGCACACTACCGGTGTTAGTGTATCCATATAAATCTCTAAGAGCTACTTGACGTGGATCCATTTTTGGCACTAAACTTGCAATACCCTCAAGAATATTTCTAGACATAGACCCTTCAGCAAAAGGTATTAAACTTTTTAAACTAAATCCTTTTTTATCTGGAACAACTGCGTCTGTATTTAAACCTGCATAACTTGGTTCTAATTCTGGTAGTCCTGGATTTTTAAAAATAAATTCGTTATTTTTTACAAATTCTCCTGAAGGTGCAAAGTCTTTATTGAAAGTGGACATTCGGTATTTACTAAAATCACCTGTTGGCACAGCCGCAAATTGTGCTTCTGCATCTCCTTCTTCTAATTCGTACATTCCTGTTGTTGCATTATATTTCACTATCTTCTACCCCCTGGGTGTATATCTAATCTAAACGTACCTAGTTTCCAATCTTGACTAACCGCTGTATTGGCAACAGTCATAGATATAGATCTAGCTCTTAATCTAGTGTCTTTTTTAGTTGTTGACGACGAGACTGTAAAATCTGTCGTTGTTTGAGAACTGTTAGGATAATTTTGAGTTGTAAAACTTACTTGTGTGTTTCCAACTTGACTAATAAAGTCAGGTATAATTCTACTAATTCTCATAATAAATTCTCCATCACCTCTTAAGTCCGGCATGCCGACTGTTTGACCGGTATTACTTCTTCTTTGTGTAATATCAAAATCTCCAGAGGTTATAGTTCCTAACACAGCTGTGACCACACCGCCAGCATTAACTTGATCGGTCCCTGTTTCCTGGGCATAGTATATTGTAATTCCGTCAGTGTTTCCTTGTACATCGGTAGATGCATTATCACTTGAAGTATAATAAGTAGCATGTGGTTTTTCAAATATAGAGGAATCCTGCCACGCTGCTCTTGGCAATGTGCCTGTAGTCCAAATAGGTCTTTTAACTGTAGAGTCTAAATAATTATATGTTACTACTCTATCAATTACATTAGATCCATTTTGACAATAGAACCAACTTATTTCTCCAAACAAGTTATTTAATCCTGCATTAATTAAATCTCTAGATACAGTATTAATATCATCGTAAACATGGTCTTCTACTAAACAAGGCATAGATTTTAATTGACCATCATAAGTAAAGAATCCATTTTCTGACATCCAATACGCAGCACCATTAACTTCTACACATGCATTTTTACCAATCAAACCACAGTTAGTTCCAACTTGTTCAAAAGCAAAAGTAAATGGTTGACCTACAAACTTCATAAGAAAGAGTGCAGTATCAGTCCATACATAAATAGAATCTCTACCTTTTATAGCTCCCATAATTTTAGAACCATCTGCAAGTCTTTGTGTGCCTGCAGTGTTGGTTGCAGTGACAGTGTAAGAATCTGATTGATCAATACTTTCTTGAGAAGAAAATCTAATAAACATATCGTCTTGTGTTGATGTAGTGCCTACTGTTGTTTCTGTTCCAAAAAATACTAAGTGTCTGTCTGGTGTAGATACTAAAACATGACGTGACGCTGTCGGTGCGTTTGGTATAATTGTAGCTCTTGTAGATGTTGCACCACCAGCAGCCGCATCCCATTCAAAACATTGTCCGTTATAAATTAATGCAATAAGTTTTGTTCCATAGTTATCTAATACCCAAAGTCCTGGATCAATTGTAAAGTCAGCAGACGAAGCTTCACCCCATGCAACGTAATCTGATATGTTAGTGACTGTTGCACCTGCACTGTGAGTTGCTTTAGTTGTTCCGTTAACACCTCTAGCTCCTCCACTTAACGTTCCAGTAGCTGTATCATTATTTGTAAAACTAATATCTTCAGTTCCAATTCTAATTTCTCCAGACGAAGGAAATGCTGTTGAGCTAGCTAACACAACGTCAGTTGTAACAAGGTCAGTTAAGGCAGTAGATAGTGTGGTTGTTGCTGGTCCGTTTGCAGTACCGCCGTAGTTTGCAGTACCCCAACCAAAGCCACCTAATTGTTGTGATGGACCAACGTGATAATATAATAAAGCTGACGCTGAACCAGATGAACTTAAAGGTGTGCCGCTTTCTACAGCAGCCATTGTAATTGTAAAAGTATTAAAAGATGGTACAGACGTCACCATAAATTTTTGATCTTCAAACGTTGAGTCAGTAAATGTTGATCCTACTGCAGTAACTCCACTAACAGCATCAAACAAAACAATATCATCTTCTATTAAACCGTGGGACGTAGTTGTGTTTACGGTTACACTTGTACTAGAAGACGTGCTTGTAAAAGTACAACCAGTTATTGTTGTTCTTATTGGGTGTATGTCGTAATATGTTCCGCCTGAATAAACGTATAAAATTTTGTTTGTGCCTATAGCAGCATACTTAATACCTGCGTTATCATCAAAATGGTGTAATGCTCTTCCTGCACCAGTCAATTTATCTTGACCTAATTGAGACCAGCCACCTATTTTTTCAGGTGATCCATACCTAAAACGCACATTGTCACCGTCAAACCATTGGCCTTCGGCTCCTGTTTCAGTAACTTGTTTGTTAAATCCTGGTAAAAATCCTAATTTTTGTAACATAAAAAACCTTTGTTTTATTGTATATTATACAATAAACATATTTTCTAGTAAAAATTGTAGGCTAAACTTATCCTGGAATCCTTGTCTTTTTGCTTTTCAACACAATGTGGAAGATAGCTTCTGAATACAACTAACCTACCTGCTACTGATTTATACCTTACAGGACAGTTTATTCCAAGAAAATTTTTATGACCAATATTTCTAAAATCAGTGGCTGGAGATTTTATTATTAAACTACTTGATTTATTGTTACTTTTTAAAAAATACACGCAAGAAAGCACACTATTGTAGTGCTCATGATACTCTTGAAAATCATTTTGTTTATATACGTTAAACCAAGAATCCATAGAATTAATTTTATACGTCATGCCTGTTTCTTTTATGTATTCTTTAACTTTATCTAATATCCATTTATTTAAAGAATTAAATTTATTGTTTTTGTGCACTTCATGAAAACCATCACTAGTATTATATGTTGTATCAGATATCCAACTATTACCTCCTTTTTTAGTTTTCTTCATTAGAGATAGACACTCTTTAACTAATTGAGTTTGTATGGAAGAATGGTTAGGGTTATCATAATAACCTATTTGAGTTGGCCACCAGTTTTCAATCATTAAATGTAAACCATCCTGTAGCCACATATTTTTTATGTTTAATACTAACTTGTCCTTTATGTGTATGAGTCCAATCAGTTGGCCATATTAAAGTTAGACCCTTTTTAGCTGGCGCTGTTATTTTTTGATACTTAAAAACAGTACCCCCATCTGAAACATCATTTAAATATGTCATAAATACTAAAATTCTATTTGCATTTATTAATCCACTTCTTTCAAAATGAAACACCTTATATCCCCCACCTTTTTTATATCCTTGCAAATTAAAATAACCATTTACATTAAAACGATCTACGTAATTTATATCTTTATATTTTTTTAAATATTGATTTAAACATTTTTGTAACTCTTCCCTATATTTTTTTATTAATTTATTTTTATTATTTGGTTGTATTATCATGTCTACAGAATCTTTTATTTTATCGTCAACCACAGTTTTGCCTTTCATTCCAAAATAACCTACTGTTTTATCTGGACTGTTTTTATAAAATTTTATTAAGTCGTCACATAGTTTTTTATTTATGTACCAACCTCCAATAAAACTATCGTGTGCAAAATATTCTTCTTTCATACTATGTTATATTATACATCACTATTTACCTTAATCCAACACATATTATTTTGATTAATATTTTGTTTATCTTCTTTATCTACAACTGTTAACGACCAGTTATATTTTTTTATTAATTCTTTTGCTTTATCAAAACCAAGGTCATAACTTTTTAATCCATCAATAAAAATATATCCGTTATGTCTAACATATTTACTTGACCACTTTAATAGTTTTTCAATGTATTCTTTATTTCTTTTAAAATCAGAAAATACACAATCAACTTTTTGATTTAAAAAAATATTATTAAAATTAATATCTTCATTTATTGTTATCATTCTATTAACTAACTTATGTTTTTTTATTAAACTATTTAAAAAATTTTTATAATCATTAACGTTTTTAAAATGACTACCATTGTCATAAGTTATACATGAACCTTTATTGTTTTCTTTCATAGCAGTAGCAACAGCTAGTGAAGTACAAGCCAAACCTGTACCAAATTCTACAAACAAACTATATTGTTGCATTTTAGTTAATGCGTAAAAAAACAAAGCGCTGTCTTCAGTATTATATACGTTTCCATATTTGTGTAAATGATCTAATAATTTTTTCATATTACATTAAGCTTTTAAAACAATATTTCCTGCAATAGATATTCTAGTTTTAGTAGTATTATGAAATGGATAAACAATGTGCTGTAATAAAGATGGAAATAAAACCACAGTTCCTTCATCTTTTTTATCTAGATGGATTATGTTAGATAAGTTTCTACCTATTATAGAATTATAATTAAATTCAAATATAGATTTTGAGGGCAACCTCATCCAAATATTATAAGATAAAACCCCATCATGTTCATGCATTGGAATATACTCACCTTTTTTTTGATAATTTATCCACGGTCTTTGAAACTCCATAGGAAGATTTTTATTTAATATTTTAATACCTTTTAAATAATTTGGATATTGTTCATTATAATAATCTACTACGGTAGACATAAAATTTTGTATTTTATCTAAATTATTTTTTACATAATAATGTTTTGCAACACCTGGCTCGGTGAGTCCAGAAAAAAATTCTTTTTTGTTTTTTATATTTAAACATTCTTTTAGTACAGATGTATAAATATCTTTTGGTAATTTGGTTTTTACAAAACCATAATTAGGTAGTAGTATCTTCTCCATGGTATAGTAAACCGTGTAATAAATTAGAATTAAAAGCTATAACAGTTTTTCTTTTATTTGTTTTGTTAACTGCAGATCTGTGGGGTATGTACGCCGGAAAAGTTAATATGTCTCCCTCTGAAATTTTAGGTGTTTTTTTATTTAACAATTCTGTTTTAGCACTAACATCGGGCAGCTCTAAATAATATACGTTTGCAAGTTGATGCCCTGCGTGGTTGTGCCAATCATGTTCACTTCCTTTTTTATATTGTTGAAACCAACCATTTGTTATTTCCCATCGATGACAATTAAAGTCTTTTGTCAAAGACTGCATGTGCTCGCCAATATTTTCGTAAAACAAATCTAAATATTTTCTAGTATAGTCTCTTGGTAAATACCAATCTGTATTATAAATAGACTCTTCTGTAGTTTTAGGTATTTCATTTATTAATTTTAAAAAAGTTTTTTTTAATTGTTTATGTTTTTTAAAAGGCTTAACAATTATATCCATTTAATTATTTCTCCAAAACTCCATTCCAGAATATTTGTTTAAAATTTTAGCAATTACTTTTATTTTTTGTTTACGTATTTTATCTGTTGTAATTGTATGTAAAGGACCACCGTACACAGAATCATCATATTCTAAATTATTTACTTTTAATTGTTTTAAATTTTTATAATAATGTTTTTTATAAAAAGGTATTTCTAAAAAATTATATATATCTTTTAAGTATTTTTTAGGATTAGATACTAGATCATTATATTCAAATATTTTATAATTTTTGTTGTTTACATTATTTAAAAGATATTTAATTTGATATAACCCTCTGTCAATAGGGTGGTGTTCTTTCATTAAGATATGACATTTTTGTTCTATTTCATCTCTCCATGTTTCACTTTTAACTAATTCATTGAAAGATTTATTAAGATAAAAATTAATATTATCATTAGCTAAATTTATAAAAGACATTAGGATTTCTGGAATATCTCTAACCAATACTATTATTTTAATATCATTGTCTAAATATTTATTTAACATTTGAAAATTATATTCAGTTCCCCAAGGACCCCTATCTATTATGTATTTACTTTTTGCGTGTTTATAATAATTTTTAAAAACATTTTTATTAATACTGTCTAAAGATTTCTCATCAGGAAAGTTTTGATATGTATTTATTTTTTTAATTTCTTCTACTCTATAAAATATTTCAGGAACAACACTGTCTCCTGTTGCTGTAATATCTGGATTTTGATTTAACAAAGAAGATAACAATGTATTGCCTGTTCTAGGTAAACCCGTAATAAAAAAATATTTTTTATTCATTAATTAATTTTTTTAATTTAATTCTTAGATCTGTTATTTTAGACATAAAATGTTCATTTAATTTTTGTAAAGTTTCTATAACAAGATCTTGTTTTTCTATTCTTTCTTTTAATTCTTTGTTTATCATTACCTCAGAGTTTTTTACACCTTTTACCTCTGATAAACTATCTTCTAGTTTTTTTATTTCTTCTTCTAGTTTTTCTATTTTTTGTTGGTTAGCATTTAAACCATAAGTTTCTGCTATTACTTTATGATCTGACATTATTTTTCTCCTTTTCTATGTGTGTTTAAAATTATTCCTTTAGCTAAATCTGAAGGTAAACCTAAATGACTTCTAGTATCATATAAATTATTTTTTTTAGGGTCTTTGTCTAAAAAATTATAATGAAAAAAAACTTGGTAACAAATATCTCCATTAAATTTATTTCTCCAATGTTTTAAAAGATTGCCTTTGTATATAAGCATATCCCCAGGCGACAAAATTATTTTATGTGTTTTAGATTTATCTTGCAAAAATATTGGCCACTCATCTCCCCCTAAATTTAAAGTTGTTGAAAACTCACAGCTGATTCTATCTATGTGTTTAGGTAACGTGGCTCCTTTTTCATATATTCTTAAATAAGAATATGTTGGAAATATTTCTTTTTTAATTTGTTTTTGTAAGGTGGGTATTAGCTCTACTAATAAAACCTCCATTAATATATCACCATAACAACAATAAACATCTTCTACTTGCTTGTCTCCAAACTCTCCCCACTCTTTTGCATAAGGAGATATATACTTAGTCTCTCTAAAAGTTTTTAAAACTTCTCTTTTTAAATATAAATACCTGCAAGAAAAATATTGCATCTCTTTAGAAATAACATTTTTTAAAACTTTAAAATTACTTTTCATTTAAACGAAGGCCCTAAATTCCACATTACTAAAGAATATCTTGTTCCTTTTTTTACTGGTTTAACTCTGTGCCAAACAAAACTAGGAAATACAACTATAGATCCTTTAGTTTTTATTTCTTTACATCTTAATATTCTTTTCTTTTTTATATTGCCACAATCAAATTCTAAATCACCACCCTCATATTCTGATGAGTCACTTAATGAAACAGTTACAGATAGTTTTCTATTCTTATTGTGTTTTTTAACGTCGTTTGGCATATTGTAAGGATTGTTCCAGCTATCTATATGCCAGCCGTAAAATTGATTTTTTGAATATTTAGTAAATTGACAAGACTCTGTAAAGTCCCAATCATAATTCCACCCTGCATTTTTGTTAGCTAAATGAATAAAAGGAGTTATTTCTTTGTATATCCATCTATCATTTAACCAGACTATATTAGAGTCTCTTGTTTTTTTAAAATCTTTTACCTCATCCTCTTCTGCTCCTACTGTTCCTAAAATTGGTTTTTTTTCTAAACCACGTTTTATAACAGCATCACAAAACTTATTTGATACAGCGTTTTTAAAAAACCAATAATGATAATTTAAATTCATTTCTTAACAACTCCTAAATTAAACGATATAGATATTCTGTCTTTTTTACTTTTGTTAACTTGAACATAATGTTCTAACCAACTAGGAAATATATATAACATGTTTTCTTTTGCATTTAAATAATTTAGTGTTGTTGTTTCTGGACTAAGTTTATTCCAAAACTCATCTTTCCATTCATTTTCTGTATGACTACAAGGGTGACGCAGTATAATGTTGCCACAATCTTTTGGTGTTTGTACATAAAAAACACCTGAAAAAAAAGAATTAGGATGAACATGAACAACATTATATCCACCTTTTGGATTAATATTTATCCACATATTTTTTAAATTTATTGTATATTTTTCAGAACCATCTAAAGCATAAAATATTTTTGAACCTACTTCACAAATTTTATCAGCTAAATTAGACAAAGAATTTGGAAAAAACAATTCAGTTGATTGCCAACCATCCCTGTTAGATACATTTCTACCAGAATCAGTTTTTTTTAAATTATAACAATATTTTGTTATTTTTTTAATATTTAAATTAAGTTGTGTTTCAGAACACGGCACTGAAAACATTCTGTTTATTAATATACTCATTTTAAAAATAATTAAAATTTATAACAATTCTACTTTTACAATTTGTTGTATTTGTGCTTGAATGCATTTCATCACTATTAAATAAAACAATTCTATTCTCAACAGAATTAATTTTTTTGTTTTTAAATAAAGTATATCCATCGTTTGTATTGACATAATAGATAGCAGCTTTACATTTAAAATCTTGGTCTTTATGTTTTTTATAAGTTACTTGTTTATGAGACATGACATTTAAATTAGCTTTTATTCTCACTAAAGCATGAGGATTTAGTTTATTTAATAAAGACTCTATACAACTAAAATAATTTGAATTAATTTGATTATCTGCGTAAAAAATGTGAGTAAATTGAAAATCAAATAAATCTTTAGATCCTTTAATTTTACTGTGGTTAAAAAACCATGGAAAAGTATTTGACATTAAAATATCTTTTAAAATAATATGGTCTCCTTCATCTAAAAAATTATCTATAATTTTCATTGCACTACAAAATTAATTACACATCTAGTTTGAGTATCTGTTTGAGTAACACCGTAATGTGTCGTATCTCCAGAAAAAATAATTAATTGATTTTCCTCTTGCATAATTTTAGTAAACTTGTTTGTTTTTTTATTTAATATGCTGGTGTAACCATTACATTTATTTACATGATATACGGCTGACATATAATATTCAGTAGCATCAATCATGTCTTGATGTTTACCATGTTTTATATGTTTATTTTGATTAGTATAAAGATTTGCCTTACATCTTGCTACATGTGTGTATGGAAATATTTTATGTATTTTTTTATAACAAATATTTAAATGCTCATCATATGAACTATAAACTTTATTATTTTCTTTAAAAATATGCACAAACATAAACTGACTATGTTCTTTTAAACTTGGTGGCCAAAAATTATTTGGATTAAAATACCATGGAAAAGCAGATTTCTTTTCACACATTAATTCTTTAATTGTATTAAAATTTTCTTTAGGTAAAAAATTTTTTATGACTTTCATTAAAGTGTTTATAACACAACACTAAAAATATGCAAATTAATTAAGACCAAGAATTGGTATTAGGATCCCAAATTTGATTTGTTATCGAAGAGTTCCAACCTTGTGCAATCCATCTTTGATTATCATCATCCCACAAAACATCATACAAAGAATCATCAGGATTAGTTGGTTTTACAATTGGAGGCTGCCAATCAAAATTAGAATCAAGTGTCCAAGATTCAAAAGGTTTAGGTTCTATAAATACATCATTTTCTGAATCGTATGTAAAATCTGCAGATGGAAATTGTTTTCTTGTTCCATCTTTAAAAGCTTGTTTCCAAGGTCCTGGTCCAAAAGTTGTTGCGTATATTTCTCCCTCAACATGTTTAGGATTGTCTTTTAAAAGTCCTCCACCACTTGGAATTTCAATATCCTCAGCCACTGCTATTACTTGTAACACGACATTATTTGAATCTAATTGTGCAAAATGTAAATACATGATTACGTTACTATTATTGTTCCAGAAACATTAAACGTGGCTATGTTGTCTCCTCCTGCAGTTCCTGTGCTGTTTGTACCTGGAGCTACGGTAAGAGTTCTAGCGCTTGGTGCTCTGACAATAACTATTCCAGAACCACCGGTTCCGCCTCCATTATATCCTCCTCCAGCGCCTCCGCCAGAGTTTGCTGGTGAACTACTTCCTGTTCCGTTAG